GCCGCGATGCGCCTGGCGGCTAGCGCCACCAGCGACACCCGGATCGGCATCAAGTTCACCGCCGCCGCAGCCACCAAGGCGGCCGGCGAGGTGGGCCTGACGCTGCTGTACCGGGCGGTCTGAGGCTGCCCGTGAAGCTCGTCGCGCTCGTTCCGCCGCGCCAGGATGGCACCGTCCGTGTGACCTTGCCCGGCGGGCCGGCACTCGTCTTCGCGCCGACGGCCGAAGACGATCTGGCCTGCGAGGTCGATGCCGCGGTGGCTTCCGCGCTGCTGGCGACGGGCAACTTCCGGGTTGCGGAAGAGGCTTCGTCTTCTTCGGCGCCTGTCGGTCGGCGCAAGGGCGCCGTCCGGGTGAGCGCGGCGCCTGCTGGTGCCGCACAGGAGCATGGCGGTGGCGACCTGGAGTGATCTTCACCCGGATGTGCTGCCCTACGTCCCGGGCTGCCCGGATCCGGTGCTCGACCAGGAGATCCGGCAGGCGGCCATCGAGTTCTTCCGCCGCACCCGCGTCTGGACCGAGTGGCTCGAGCCGAGCTACGCGGCGGCCAACCTGCGCGAGTACGACCTCGACCTGCCTGCGGGCAGCGAGGTGGTGCGCATCGAGCAGGCCACGCGCAATGGCGCGCCCTTCGAGATCGAAGGGTTCCGGTCCCTGGCGTCCGATCCGGCGCAGCGCGCAGTCGAAGGGCCTCTGGCGCTGACATCGGCCGACCGGGTGACGGTGTGGCTGTCGCAGCCGGTGGGCGCGGCCGACCGGGTCCAGCTTCGGGCCTCGCTCGCGCCCTCGCGCACGGCCACAGGCATCGGCGACACGCTGTTCGCTCAGCACCGCCAGGCGCTGGCTGAGGGCGCGCGGCACCGGCTGCTGCGCATGCCCGGCCCGCTGCACAAGCCGCGTGAGGCTGAGGAAGCCCGGCTGCTGTTCGAGCGGGCCGTGGCGGCTGCGAGCGTGGACGGCTGGCGGGGCCACACCAACGTGACGCCGCGCGCGCGGCCGAAGTGGTGCTGAGGCACCGGGGACACGACCATGCCCATCGCCGCTCAATCCATCATCCGCCGCTGCGTCGAGACGCTGCAGGACACGACCTCCATCCGCTGGCCGGTGGCCGAGCTGGTGCGCTATCTGAACGACGGGCAGCGCGAGATCATCGTCCACCGGCCCGATGCGATGGTGACCAACGCCGCGCACGCGCTTGCCGCAGGCAGCCGGCAGTCCATCCCGGCCAACGGCACCAAGCTGATCGACGTGGTGCGCAACAGCGCGGGCAACCGGCGTGCGATCCGGCTGTGCTCGCGCGAGATCCTGGACGCGCAGTCGCCCGGCTGGCACAACCTGACCGGCGTCACCGAGATCGTGCACTTCATGTTCGATCCGCGCGACCCCAAGACCTTTTACGTCTACCCGCCCGCTGCAGCCGCCAGCGCCTCGGTCGACCTGGTCTATTCGGCGCTGCCCACCGATGTGGCGGAGCCCGCGGCCGGCACCGACTACACGGCGGTGGCGGGCAACATCAGCTCGCCCGACATCTACGGCAACGTGCTGCAGGACTACATCCTGTACCGGGCCTACATGAAGGATTCGGACTACGCGGGCAACGGCCAGCGCGCGATGGCGCACTACACGGCGTTCGCGAACGCCCTGGGCATCGAGATCAAGGGCACGGTGATGGTGGCGCCCACCTCGCCGGGCAACCCGAACCGGCCTGCGGCCGCCGCGGCGGTCAACGCGGCCGCGCAGTCATGAGGCGAGGGGTACGCCGTGGCCGACAGGATCAGGCTCGTGCAGGGCGACAACCGGCCCTACATCCGCATGACGCTGCGCCAGGCCGATGGCACGGCGATGAACCTGCAGGACGCCTCGGTCGTCGTGCACTTCCGCCGCGCGGGCGAGACCTCGGTGCTCAGCACGCTGGCCTGCACCAAGCTCGACGGCGGCGTGCTGGGCGAGGTGACCTTCCATTTCCCGGGGCAGACGCTGAACGTCGAGCCCGGTGCCTACGAAGGCGAGATCGAGATCGACTTCGATGGCGAGAAGCAGACGGTGTACGACGTCCTGAAGTTCACCGTCAGACCGCAGTTCCTCTGACCCTGTAAGGAGCGCGCATGTCCGCGATGTCCGACTACCTCGAGAACAAGCTCGTCGACCACCTGTTCCGCGCGCAGACGCTGGCCGCACCCGCCACGCTGCACATCGGGCTGCTCACCGCCGCGCCCAGCGACTCCGGCGGCGGCACCGAAGTTGCCGGCAACGCCTACGCGCGTGCGGCCGTCACTTCGGCCCTGACCACGTGGGCGGGTACGCAGTCGCCTGGCTCCACCACCGCCTCCAGCGGCACTGGAGGCCAGACCAGCAACAACGCCTCGATCACCTTCCCCACGCCCACGGGCAACTGGGGCACGGTGTCGCACTTCGGCATCTACGACGCGGCTTCGGGCGGCAACCTGCTGCTGTGGGGCTCGCTGACGATCAGCAAGACCATCAACTCCGGCGACACCGTGTCCTTCCCCGCGGCGTCGCTGACCGTTACGTTCGCCTGAGGCGTCTCCAGCGCCGCCAGCCCGCGCAAGTGGTGCGATGCTGAACGCCCGCCTGCTCAACGTCGGCGCGCTGAACGACAGCGCTGGGGGCGGTGCGACCCACCTCGTCGCAGCAAGCATCGCCGCGCAGGTTTCAGCCGCCGGCGCGCCGCCGGCCCTCGACAAGAACCTGGCCGGACTTGCGGCTTGCAGCGCAGCTGCGCAAGCCGCTGCATCCGCCTTGAAGCCCCTGGGTGGCGCGGCAGCAGCTTCCTCCATCGGTGCCGGCTTGGCGGCCCAGATCCAGGCCCTGTCGGGGTCCGCCCAGGCCGCGATCTCGGTTCAAGGCCTTGCGGTCGCGCTTCGCGATCTAAACAACTTCGCCTCCTTCCCGGCCAACCCGGCGGCTACCGCCAGTGCCGGCTTGGCAGTCGCCAAGACCGTGGCAGCGGTGGCGTCGGTATCGGGCCAGCCTGCCGCTGCAGCGTCGTTGACCAAGGACCTGGGCGGCGCCGCTGCGGCAGCCCCCTGCACCCTGACAGGATTCTTGGCTGTACAGACACCCCTGGCAGCGGGCGCTTCGGCCCAGGCGTTTGCTGCCGGCAGCGCAGTCCTGCAACAGACCCTGGCCGGCGCGTCCGCAAGCACCACCGCCTGCGCCGCAAGTCTGGTCCTGGTGAAGACCTCGACCGCACAGGCCGTCGCATCCACCGCCGCCGCAGGCTTGTTCAACGTGAACAGGCCCCTGGCAGGCACTGGGACTACGGCCGCCAGCACCTCGGCACTCTTGCTCGCGGACAAGACGCTGACCGGCAGCGCCGCGGGATTCGTTGCTCCGGCCGGCGCAGCCGTCGCAAGCCGTCAGGTCACCGGTCATGGGACGGCTGTTGCCTGGGCATCCGGGGACGCCGTGGTCGGGTACGCCTTGGCGGGCGCAGGGGCCGGCGCAGCGTTGCTGGCTGGCAGCGCCACGGTCCACAAGAACCTGGCCGGTGCGATGACGGCCAGCGCATCGCTGGCGGCGCTGGCCGGCGTGTCCAAGCCGCTGGCAGGAACGGCCTTCGGATCTGCAACGGGTGCGGCTCCGGTTGCGGTCTCCAAAATGGTGTCTGCCGGCGCGGTGGCGTCGGCGCAGGCCGAGGCATCGGCCTCGCTCACCAAGTCCGTCCTGGCATCAGCGCAGGCCCTGGTGAGTGTGAGCTCGCAGGCAGCGCTGAGCAAGCCGCTTATGGGCGATGCCGCGGCTGAGGTCGCCGCCAGCGCGGCACCGCAGATCGCCTACCGGGTCAGCGGTGCGGCCACATCTGCTGCGACGGGCTCCGCGAGCGCGCTTGCGGCCTACGTCGTAGAGGGGGCCTGCAGCCTCACGGCATCGGTTGCTGGCACAGCGATCTCTTCAGGGGCTGCTGCGGGCGCCGCGCAGTGCATGGTTGCGGCTGCAGGCGCTGCCAACGTCTCCAAGCCGCTGGCGGGCGATGCCGCGTGCAACTCGGCGGCCATTGGTGCGGCGTTGCAGTTGGCTGCCATCACGGGTACTGCGGTTGTAAGCGTTTCGTCCACCGCCACCGCAGCGATTGCCAAGCCCGTCGCGGGCTCCAGCAGCGCAGCGGTGCATGCCGCACCCGCGGCGGTGGTCGCGGCCAAGCCTCTTGCCGGCCAGGCCGTGAGCTTGGTCGATGCCGATGCAGCAGTCGCGCTGGCGATGCCGCTGCGGGGCGAGTGCGGCGCCGGAAGTCTCGCCGCTGCAGACATCGCCTTCGAC